TGGCAGCCGCTGGAATACGCCATCAACGAGAACTTCGGCTTCACCATGCGCCGGTACTTCGACGAAGAAACGAACGAGTGGGTCGACAAGGCCCTCGTGGTCGTCGACGGCAAGGTGCTCAACCCGACCGGCTTCTACAAGATCGTGAAGGGTTAAGGAGGGGATAAGATGAGGAGCACAGTCACCGCGCTCAAGGCGCTGTATGTCGCACTGGGCGGCGACGCGGACGACGTCGCGGCTCTGACGCTGATCCCGGATATTCTCGGCATGATCGCCGCTCTGATCACGGCATCGGGCGGAATGCTCCCGGCCGTCGACGCGGACGACAACGGGAAGGTGCTCAAGGTCGCGGACGGCGCATGGAGCGTCGGCACCGACAACACGGGCGCCTGATCGGGAGGGGGCACCGCATGACGCCGACGCTTGAAAACATAAAGACCGCGCTCGGGATCACGGGAACCTATCAGGACGACACGCTTGCAGCATATATCGACGAGGTCAAGGCTTTCCTGATCGACGCGGGGGTCGCGGAGGCGCGGATCACGTGCGGCGTCGTCGCGCGCGGCGTCTCCGACCTGTGGAATTACGGCGCGGCGGGCGGAAAACTCTCGGAATACTTTTTCCAAAGAGCCGCCCAGCTCGCGCTCGGAAAATAATCAAAAACGGAGGATAATACCATGATCAACAATGATCGCATCGTACCGATCACGCGGATCGATCTGCTCTCTCTGATCGGCACCGTGCTCGGCCTGAACGGCACGAGCTACACCGTGCTCGAGTCGCTGGACGTCGAAGGCGACTTCGACCTGACCGGCTCCGGCGCGGCGGGGAATAAGCTCTGCGCGCAGCCCGTGAAGACGCTGAACTTCCATACGGGCGTGACGTCCGGGACGGTTTATTTCGTCGCGGCGCACGATTTCGAGGGGATCACCTATCACGAAGGCCCGGCCACCTTCAACACGTCGAACATCGACAACGAGGACGTCGTCGGCGACGCAGCGACGCTCTACAAGGCCGCGCTGAGCTCCGGCACCATCACCCTGACCGCCGTGACGCCCGTCCCGGCGGCGTAAAATGGCGGAGTTCAAGCCCGCGCCCTTCACCGCGGCGCTTATGCTGCTGATCCCGACTTATACGACGGCGATGGGCGTGCCGACAAAGGCATTCCCGTCGCCGGAAAACGGAATCCGCATCAACGGCTCATTTCGCACATACGGCGGAACGGAGAGGGACGTCAACGGTCTCTACTCGATCGAGGATACGGCCCAGGTGGAGACCTGGTACGATCCGCGGATCAAATCCGACTGTCGGATCTGGGTCGCTGACACCGGAAAAGTCTACGAGATTTTGAACGATCCCGAGGACATAGGGCTGCGGCATCAGTTCATGCGGTTCAAGGTGCGCCGGGTAAAGGGAGGCGCGTGATGGCATCCGTAAAGCTGGAATTCAAGGGATTTCAGGAGACGTTGAAAAAGCTGACAGACCTGAACGCTGACGTCAAGGGAATTGCGACCGAGGCGATGCAGAAGTCGTTCGACATCGTGACGGCAAAGGCGCGGAACGCGGTTGCAAAGCCAAATCTGCCGAAGGGCGGACGCTTCTCGACGGGACGGACAGAGGAAAGTCTTGTGACACATCTGGACATCACGTGGAAAAACACGGAGGCGACCGCACCGGTCGGATTCGACGTGTCAAAAGGCGGTTTGCCGTCGATATTTATGATTCGCGGATCGCCGCGATACATGAAGGTTCAGGCGATGTACGACGCGTTTTTCTCGGATCAGACCATCGGCGAAGTCCTCAACGCGCAGAGGGAAGTGTTCAATAAGGCGCTGGAGGAGGTTATCGGAGAATGAGCAAAACGGAATTGCTTATTTCGACGCTCTCCGCGCTCGGCTATCCCGTACGCCTGCAGGGATCACTCGCAGAGGACGAGGCGTATCCGGCCGCGTTCTTCACGTTCTGGAACAACTCGTCGGACGACGGCGCACACTACGACAACGGCGCGATCTCGTGGGTGTGGAACTTCGACGTCAATTTCTATGCGACGGATCCGGCGCTTGTTTACAGCGTGCTGGATGCCGCGAAAGCCGCGCTTGAGGCGGCCGGGTTCATCGTGCCGGGGAGAGGCTATTCCGCGCCGAGCGACGAGCCTACGCACACAGGGCGGGGCATTAACGCTCTGATCATCGAAAACAAGGAGGAATAACATCATGAGTTTAAGTCCCAGCCTTCAGAAAATCGTGGAATTCCGCGGCATTGAAAAGCTCGTCGCGGCCCGTGTTCTGACGGACGACAACGGCGACGACGGCTACACGACGGGCGACGTGTTCGCGATCGCGGGCGTAGCAACGGTCGAGAAGGAGACCGAATCGAGTTCCGCCGCGCACTACTACGACAACATCCCCGCGGTGGTCATCCAGGCCGTGGGAGCGGACACGATCAACCTGAATGTTTCCGCGCTGCCGCTGGATGTGGCCGCGGAGCTGACGGGGCAGTATTACGACGAGACGACGGGCATGCTGGTCGACGGGCCGCGCGAGGAGCGCTATCACGCCATCGGCTACATCGCGAAAAACACCGCGGGCGAGGAGATCTACGTGTGGCGTCTGAAGGGAATGTTCGCAATCCCGAGCAACACGCACAACACGGAAAACAACTCCACGGACGCGAACGGCCAGGAGCTGACGTACACCGGCGTGCGGACGATTCACAAGTTCACGAAAACCGGGCACGGCGCGAACGGCATCACGGTGAACACGGCGAAGGACCTCGCGGATGTGTCGACCTTCTTCGACGAGGTGACGACGCCCGACACGCTCGAGCCGAAGAAGACCACGCCGTAAGGGAAAACAGATTCGAGATCATGGGGACAGCACCGCGCGCGGCGTTTTCGGCAATAGCTCCTTTTCGCCGGATTACCCATGATCAAAAATACAAAAGGAGCAAAAATGAAACTGCCTATCTATGAGAAAAAGCGCATCGTTAAAACGTACGAGGCGGACACATACGATCTCATGTTCGGCGTTCTGGAAGACGTCGCGGACGCGATCAAACTCGACGAGCTGAAAAGCGGGTCGGACGCGGAGATCATCAAAATGGCGGGGAAACTCGTAATTCAGAGCATGGACACCGTCAAGGGACTGCTGAAAGACATGTTCGAGGGGATCACGGACGAGGAGATCAAAAACGCGCGGGTTTCGGACATCGCGGCGTGCCTGGTTGACGTCGTCCGATTCACGATCAACCAGCTGAGTAAGGGGTTCGGCTCAAAAAACTGACCGAGAGCGGGCCGCCGCTCACATGGTACGAGATGTTTTTTCAGCTTGAAATTAACATCTGCGATCGATTTCCGAGCGTGTCGCCGTTTGCGATCAGACGGCAGAAAGCGCGCGAGGTGTTCCTGCTGATCCGGCGGCTGCACGGATACCAGGAAAACGATAAAAAAAGCGCGGGGAATCAGGCGGGAAAACCGAACGTGATCCGGCGACCGGCCGGGGACGACTGGTTTTAAGCGCGCGTGGGGAGTTTCCGGACGGCGGACGCGGAGAGGGTTCGATTCCCTCGGCTCCCATCCATCAATAACACGGGAGGTGAGGATATGCCGAAGGGCGACGAAATCACGACAAAATTCCGGGTTGACATATCCGATCTCAAGGCCGGGATCGCCGACGCCAATCAGCAGATCAAACTGGCAAACGCGGAATTCAAGGCCGCGACCGCCGGTATGGACGACTGGGCGAAATCGGCGGACGGCATCAAGGCGAAGCTGAACCAGCTGGAGTCTGTGCTGTCGGCCCAGAAAACGAAGCTCGAAGCGTACACGAAGGAGCTGGAGCGGCAGCAGAGCGCCTATGACGAGAACGGCCGGCGGGCGGCCGAGCTGCGGGCAAAGCTCGAAGACCTTGCGGACAAGGGCGTATCGAAGACCAGCAAAGAATATAAAGAATACGAAAACGCGCTTGCGGCCTGTGAAAAGGAGCAGGAGTCCAACAAAAAAGCCGTCGACGATCTCAAGATCACGATCCTGAATCAGCAGGCGGCCGTCAATAAGACGGGCGCGGAGATCGGCAAATACAACACGTCGCTGGATGCGCTCGAAAAGGAAGAGGGCGAGGCGGAGAAAAGCACAAAGGACCTCGACAAATCCGTCGACGAGATCGGAGAATCCGCGGAGAAAACCGGCGGAAAATTCGACGGCCTCGGTAAAAAGATCGCGGCGGGCGTGGCGGCGGGTCTGGCGGCTCTCGGAACGGCTGCGGTCGCGGCCGGTAAGGGAATCTGGGAGATGTCGAACCGTGCGGCAGAGGCCGGTGACGCGATCGACAAACAATCCCAAAAAGTCGGCTTATCATACGAGAGCTATCAAAAATGGGACTACGCGATGCAGCTCGCCGGCACGTCGATGTCGAGCTGCACGACGGGCCTAAAAACGCTGACAAACACATTTGATGACGCCCAAAACGGAAGCGAAGGCGCGATCAAGAAATTTGAGCGGCTCGGGCTCTCGCTGGACGATCTCGAAGGCAAAAGCCGCGAAGAGGTTTTCGGCGCAGTCGTCGAAGCGCTGCAGGGGGTCGCCGACGAAACGGAAAAGGCCGCGCTCGCGAACGATATGTTCGGAAAAAGCGGGCAGGATCTTCTGCCGCTTTTGAATCAGAGCGCGGAGGCGACGCAGGAGCTTCTCCAGCAGGCGGAAGATTACGGCATGGTTATGTCGGACGAGGCTGTGAAAGCGTCGGCCGAATTCGAGGACAGTCTCACCCGGATGCGCGGGACGATTTCCGGGATCAAAAACAATCTGATGGGGGATATGCTCCCGTCGATCACGACGCTGCTCGATGGATTCACAGACCTTGCGGCGGGTGTGGACGGAGGCGGCGAGAAAATTCAGGAGGGCGTCTCCGGCATCATCGCGTCGATTGAACAGATGATCCCGCAGGCGGTGGAATTCATCACCCGCATCGCGCAGGCAGTGCTCGAAGCGGCGCCGGAGATCATCGTGAGCTTGGCTTCGGGAATTTCCTCGTCCATTCCCATCATCATCCAGGAATTGAGCGCGGTGCTGCCCGGGATCGTGACGACCATCGTGAAACTGCTCGTCGAGAGCATTCCGGTTCTGCTCGACGGCGCGATCCAGCTTTTCATGGCGCTGGTGGAGGCGCTTCCGGTTATCATCCAGGAGCTGAGCGCCGTTTTGCCGGAGGTAGTTACAACGATCGTCGAGCTGCTTGTGGACAGCATCCCGGTTCTGCTCGACGGCGCGATTCAACTTTTCATGGCATTGATCGAAGCGCTCCCGATCATCATCACGGCGCTGACGTCGGCGCTGCCTGAGATCGTTTCAAAAATCGTTGAGGTGTTGATCGAAAACGTTCCCGTTCTTCTCGCCGGCGCGGTGCAGCTGTTCATGGCGCTGGTCGA